CCTAGTCTGTATTTATCCCTTTCCATGCAGAAGTCTGCGAACTGTTTCTTAAGAGGATGGTACTTCACATTCTCAATAATGGACAGTTGTCGCAAAGCTACCATCGTAGCTGACCACACATCAGGATCGTAATAGCGCTCTTGTTCCATCAGCCTTCCCAAAGCACGGTAGGTTGAATAGACTCCTACACACACCCCGTCTTGACGATAGTCTTTATGGTGCCACCGCCTTAGGTATATGCAGTCCTGTTTGCTCACATACTGCTTGCTCTCGTTCATTTCTTGACCATGTGCAGCATATGATCGCACCACATCTTCCACAGTAATGCCTGGATACGTGAGTACACCGTCATCTCCAAGACACTGTGAATTTGGATTAAGTCTGGCGTTATTCGTGAGAGCTGCTTCATACTGTAAAGCACGATGGACTAACGTTTCATCGGCATTGGTTCCGCCAGAACCACTTCCCATCCCATGTCTACCGCTGCGGATTTTACCGTAATCATACGCTAGAGGTATAGCGTACTTGATGGGGAAAACATCTTCCAGCCACTCCTCAGCATCAGGAGTTGACGTAAGCAGTGCACGTAATATGTGCTCCGCGCCGCGCTGCATGTCTGCATTAAAATGCTGGTCGAATTTACTGAAGTCTGTACAGATAACCACGTCGTCCACACCCTTTGTATCAAACATCTTAGTAATACGCCGGTCGACAGATTCCATGCTAACCCAAGCAGGAACTAGATTGAGTCTCTGACAACTCTCGATCAATGGTTGGTAAACCTGTAATTCCCGTATGTTGCCAGCGAATGGAAACATCCAAACCACTCTCTGTTTCACATCTTCAGGTTTGGGACCACCTTCTTGGCCTCTCCACCCCAACACTGCGGCAGCACGCCATTCTTGGCCAGAACAGACCTGATTGGTGATGCCATTAATAGACTGATCACACATGCAAGGTACTGTTTTCTTAACTACAGCACGTCGTTTGGTAAAGTACGGAGAGCCGGAGTTAGTTGACTTCTTCATCAGGTCGACGGTCCTTTGCTGACCTCTAACTCGCAATCCCTTTATCCCAGAAAATTCTGAGATTACAGCTTTAATAGCTGTGTCAGAAACAGGCGTTGACGACAGGAGAATGTCGTCGTAGTAATGGTCGATGTCACTGAGCCTTTCCTCCAGTGGCTTCATGATAGACATCGGTCCGACCTTAGCCTTTAGGTCGTTTTCAAAGTCCACAAGAGTTGGCCACTTGTCAGTGAGCGACTCTAGTGTGGAACTCCAATCGTTAAGGACTTTCTGAACTGAACTACCTTTTGCAAAAGTAGCTCGATACTCTTCAGGTTGTCCATTCCTGACAATGTCAAAATATGACCGTAAGCCAGGATTAGGAAGATTAAAACAATCTTCAAACTTAGTTTCATAATTTTTAGGCATTATGAGTAGCCTCCTTTCTATAAAAT